ATCTGATGACCTGCCATAAGGTTTTGAGTGATAAGCGCATCAACATGCTGAAAATCTTCTTTGGTCAAATCACTCTGTCCCAAGTCCTGAACAGTTGGAGCTTTTGCAGGATCATTATTGAATGCAATTATCATCTTTGATCCATCGGCACCGGTAAATTTACGCTCCAATCTTTTTTGGATATCGCGCTGCATTTCTGGTGCTGGTTCCCCATTAAAAAAATTCACCATCTTACTTGCACTAAAACCTGCCTTAGCATTTGTCAAAGTATGCTTTGATACCTCCATGTCAGACTCAATGTAATTTATCGCGCCAATATAATTTGGCAGGCAATATGTGCGGAGTCCCGGTCTATATTCTTTATATGAGAAAATTGTTGAGCTTGACATGTCATTTGGATTGAATGCCGCAAACTCCATTGCCTTATCTCTATTACCAAGTTTCCAATCATTTTTGTAGTAAAACATTGAGCCATCCTCATTGCTGCGGACACGCTCAAAATCAAGATGGTAAATGTCTGCAATGCCTCCAATCTTATTTGGTATGATGTTCAAATAAAATCCGCCAAATATCTCAATGTCAAGCGCACACTTTTTGATGATATCATTTAAGCTCTCGCCTGCGCTGTTAGCTTTGAATATCATTTTGTCTGCCTCTGCATCATCAACCTTTGAATACATGCCCTCACCTACAATGTAAGTCACTTTTCCATTGATGATTGCGTTGTGCTTTGCTGACTTATTGAATAGCTTTGTTAAGTACTCAGGATAAAGATTATCCTCACCGAAGTAAACCCAATCTTTGCCCCTTACCTCCTTAAACTCAGGTATTTTGCTATCCTCAAATTTTAATACAAGTATTTGCTTATCCTCCATATTGAGTGAAATTTGTTGCTGTGCTGTATTGAGTGAACTCAAAACCAGCTGCATTGTTTAAATCCATTTTGCCAGTCTCGACAAGTGTCAGACCGGTTGTATTTGTGTTAGTGTCGCTTTCTTGCTCGTAGATGTGATACTGATATTTGCCCACTGGCGAATCATCAAAATAAGATGCAGCAAACTCAAACTCATTATATCTCCACTGGTGAGTGCTAATATCAGCACTCATTGGCAGGATTATGTTAATGATTTGCTTTGTAGTGACATGCATAAACACAAAAAGATAATACGCATCAACCAAAGTTGTGAACTCTGTTAATGTCAATACTACATTTTTATTCTGCCCTTTGATCAGTTGAATCATCAATTATAAATATCAATGCAGTCGGTTTGTGTCAAAAAAAATGCCCTGCCATTTAGCAGAGCACTTTATTATTCAAAGGGTAAATATTATGCTGTAAGTCCTGCGATAATACCTGATGATACCTCCTGAGCGAGTGATGGCTCAGCACCAGCAAACTCGATAGTATATCCGTTACGATCCCCCATCTTTGTTCCTGACTCAGCTTTTGCGGTTGAGATAACCAATCCGTTGATCAATCCTAAGATGAAATATTTTCCGTTACGATCAGCAACAACACACACCAACAAATTCTGAGCTAATAATTGCAATTCGTTACGAGTATTTGCTTGTAACTTATTCAATATAATGCTCAATTTTTGTTCGCTGTAAACGGTACCATTTTCCTCAGATACAGTCAAAGTATCTTCAAACATTGCTGTTTGTTTTACTAAATTGTATTTGTAGAATTTTTTACCGCTTGCTTTGGTGATAGCTGTCACTACACCGCTGGCCTCAGTATATGAGCTCATATTTCCGAGCTCCATAAAATAGACTTCTTTCACACCGCCGATACTATCGCGGCAGTCTAAATTGTATCCCTGTGTTAATGCGCATGGCATAGTTATAAATTTAATATTTTAAAAATGGGAGGAGCGCAAAGTCTCCTCCACTGTTACTATCAATTAAACCAAGATAAAGCTCACTGTCTCAGCAGGAAATGCAACCTGTACTCCAAGTTTCCACTCAGCTACAAATCTCACCTCCATTGCCTCCTTAGCGTAGAAAATTTCCCACTTATCTTCTTCGCCTAAGATATCACAACCCATGTAAAGATTGCTGTCTCTCATTGCGTAAAGCTTTGAAGTACCATTCAAACCATGTACCGCAGTTACTTTGTACGCTGTACCCGGAATGATGAACTCACCTGACTCATACATCAAATTTGCTGAACCATAATTGAAGTAATTAGCTGTTACATAAGCATCAACCAATACATCAAATGTGTCCCATCCGCACCAAATTCTAACATCCTTTTTACCCTTAACTCTTGCAGGCAAAGCGTTCTTAATGTTTTTAACAATTGTTAAAGCATTTGCCGCAGTGATACCAGTTGCAACAGTGATTGATGTTGTGTTACCATTTACGCTAACACCACTATCCAACAACAACTTTGCAAGTCCGTTAAACTTATTTAAGTTAACATCACCTGATGATGTGATACCCTGCCATAATGCAGTCTCCAATTGCTCAGCAATAACACCAGCTTTTAAGTCAGTGTATTGTTGTTCAAATGGAATTGCTTGAGGATTGCTACCGGCTGCCAAAGCTAACTGAGTGTACTTTGTTTCCAAAGTCTTAGGACACAATGACTCATGGACTTTAAATTTGCCCACTGTCAATGTGCGCTGTGTAAAGCTGCTCGATCCGCTTGAAGTAAACCCACAAGTGCCTCCAGTTTGGAAGATTGCATCTGTGTCTAACACATTGATTGTTTCTGCTGATTTTACTCCAGCCATTACATTACCTGATGCCTGAATAACGCTTTGCGTTTTTGCATCAAAAAGTGACTTTGTCACCAATAATTTTTCGTTTTGGATTGTATAATCCGACAACGCTGATACATTAAATGCCATTTTTTAAAATTTTAATAGGTTAGAATTATTTTTTTAGTTGACTGATGGCTCTCACCATTGCATCAAATTTCTCATCTTTTGTCATTGGTGTTTGTGCTGTGTACTGATTTTTAACTGTTGCCGCTGGCTCGCTGATTGGAGCTGTTGCCATCTTCTCAACAAGTGCCATCATTGATTTGATTGCCTCGTTTTGCTTAGCCATTGACTCCTCAATCATTTTGATTTTAGCGCAATTCTCAGCTACTGTCTTGTCGATTGCTACCATCTTTTCAGATGTCATGTTCGATGTTACTGACTCATCAATTGCCTCCTCTGCCGGAGTGCTGATCTCAACAATTGAACCGCTTTGCGTTTGGATGATTGTACCATCCTGCAATTGATGCTCACCATCTGGTGCCGGTGTTCCGTTGATTGTTACCATTCCGCCAACCTCTAATTTGTCAACACTAATCTTTGTACCATCCTGTAGGATGTAGTCAGTTAATGTTGTCACATCAGGGCTAACAGTAGCAGCACCAACCTCAGGCGCAGCCGCCTCAAATAGTTGCTTAATTTTGTTAATCGTTTCCTGATAATTCATAATGCTTTTTTTATAGATAACGTAATTACTTTGATGTGTCATTTAAACCATCTAAGAGCTTGCCTATTTCATTGTAAATCTGCTCGGCTGTCAATCCCTTCTTTTTATATTCAAAGATACCCTCAACGCTAAAACCTTTAATCTCGCCACTTTTTACCTTTGCCCAAACCTCAGGATTGTTAACTTTTACACCAATGAACCATGATCCATCCTTTGCATCCTCAAATCCTTTTGGTGGCATACGCCCCTCTGTGCTGTCAACGATATAAGATTGAAATACAAACACTCCTGATGTTTTTTGCGTAGGATCATGCATCAGATTAAAGTTTTGATAAAATCCTTTCTCAAAAAACTTCTGAGCAATGGTGTAAATAGTCTCTTTATCAAACACAACATAATACTCTCCGAGCTGTTGATCGTTGCGATAGATTGGCATATCTGCAAGCATAGCCGCTCCGAATAGCTCCATTTTTTCATCGTTGATTGCAAATGCTTGTTTCATTACAAATTGCTGCCCAATGCTCCCCAACTCCTTGACAACATCACTATTGTTGTCGTAATGCTTTGTAATGCCCAAATCTTTAATCTTTTGCACCTTTGCCTCATTGCTGCCTGTTGCATATACTCGAGAGTCAGGAATGCCCAACTTCTCAGCAACTCCCAACATACCATCTTTGCTATCGCGCGCCGATATGATGTACAATGTATTGCCATCAGCTATCAATCTCTTTGCAAGCTCTTTTCCTTTGTCAGTGCTTAAAGTATCATCATAATCAATCGATACTTTTGTGCTGGCAAAGTGCTCCTCCCAAATGCTGTTGCAAATGGCCGCCGCTTGTTCTGACTCTTTACCCTCACCTACAACATAGCTGATGCAGCGCGGTAGAAAATTATCTTTGTGCTCGCCTTTAGATGGCTCAACAAATTGCTCATTGAATGCTAAGAAATTACGCTCAATTGCTGGTGCATCGACCATCGCAATTGCATCGACTTGCAAATCGCTATCAACTGAGTCATCAATTACGAGTAAATAAGTTGGTATCATTTTATCCATTTTATAAATTTTTATTTGTTATCCAATACGCGCCGCTCTGTTTATACGGCTTATCCTGTCCTGATTGTTTGCAATGTCCGCCTCCACAACATAAGCACGCGATGCAGTTGCATTCATGCTTGCAAGTGTCTGACCGCTGAGTGATGTTGTTGATGTGCTTGCCATTGGTGCCAATGGTGCACGCATTGATGCAATGCCTCCGCCTCCGCCCGGTACCGATGGCATATTGCCTCCTCCACCTGATTTGCCCGGTACCTTAACCGCTAAGATATTTTTTACAGCACCGAAACCGGTTGCTGCCGCTGATATGGCCGCAGGTATTGCCGCTGGAAATCCTAACTTAACTGCCTTTGCGATACCCTCATAAGTACTAATCAATGCTGATGCAACCGATAATGATTTGCCGGCAACAGTGTTTTTGCCAACAATATCTGCAACGCTATTGATAGCTTGACCATATTGATCCAACATTGCCATTTGCCCATCAAAGCGAGCTTTGTCCAAATCTGCCTGAGACTTTGTTATTTCCCCTTTCTTTTTATTATATTCCTCCTCAGATATCAGCTTTGCATCAAATGCCTGTTGTACCAATAACACCTCTTTGTCAAGTGCTTGTTGTCTTAGTGCCAATGCAATTGTGCTATCAGATGCAATTTTGTTTTGTGCCTCAATGCCAGCATTGGCCTCATCTTGTTTCTTTTTTAATTCCTTTGCAGCATCATCATCAGCTTTCTTTTGTTTGTCGGCTGCCTGCTTTGCTAATAATGCCGCCTGTTGCTGATCATAGTTTGCATTGATTAAAGCTTTACGCTGGTTAAACTCCTCCAATCCGATGAGCTTATTATTGTACGCATCCTGTTCTTTATCAATTTCATTTTGCCTATTTACCTCAACCTCTTGCTGTGCCTTAAAATTTGCATCAGTTATGGCTTGCAGTCTATTTTTAAGTATTAATGCATCAGTCTCTGCTGCCTGCTGTGCTTTATTATCATTATAAGCTTTTACCCTCGCAGCAATATCATCATCCAATTTCTTTTGCTTATCTGCTGCCTCTTTTGCAAGTCTCTCTTTTTCTTTTTGTGCCTCAACTGCAATCCTTTTCTTTTCTGCCGCTGCCTCTTTTGCTTTTGATATTTCCTCCTTATTTAATGAGTCAACTTGTGACTGTACTTTTTTACCAATCTTTGCTGATTGTGCAGCTGCATTCTCAGCATCAATTATCTGCTGATCCAATGCATAAAGCTTGTCTTTGTTTACATTTTTCATGTTCAACAATTCCGCTCTTGCTGCCTTAAGTGACTCAACTGTGCCCTGTCTAATCTGAGCAATAACATTGCCACGCGCCCCCATCTCCAATGCCATTTGTTCCATTTGCGCCGCAGTCTTTGCTACATTTAATGCAACTACTTTGTCAAGCTCCTCCTTTTCAATTCGCCCTGCATCCTTTAATGCTTTGATTCTTTCTTTGATTGGTACATTCGCATCACCTGCAATCTCACGCGCCTCTTGTAATTTTCTATTTGACTCAGCTGTTGCAAGTGCCTGATCCTTTTGTGCATCATCCAATTCACGCACTGTCTTTGCCAGTTGCCCCATTCTTTTTGATGTGGCCTCAGCTGATACCCCAAGCTTATCAGCAATCCACTCAACAGCACTGGTCAATGCTCCAATGAGCTTAACAAACCCATCAATCATTGGAGTCAGTACTGCATTAATAAACTTGCTAAAAATACCGCTCACCTCATTCCATGCATCCCCCATCGCATCCGCTGCGCCATCCATTTCCTTAAATTTATTTACGAGCCCAATGATAATGGCAACCAATACACTCAATACAGCAATGATTGGATTGGCTTTGAGTATATTTAATACACCATTAAATTTGCTCGCTGCCTCTGCCGCTCCTCCAGCCGCCGGGCTGATGGATGCCATTTGAGTCTTAAGATTGCCAAACTTTTCACCCCCTGACTTTGCCGCATCCTCAGTCCCTTTCATTGACTTCTGCAAATCTCCGTTTGCTTTCTTCAAATCGTTCTGAGCTTGCTGCAATTTTATAAATGCTTGCTTTTGCTCCTCTGATCCGGCAGCTGAATTTTTAAACTCCTCCTTAAGCTTAGCAACCGATTGCTGCAATGTCAACACATTCTGCGCCGCACTACCAGTATCAACCGAGACTTTTGCACCTATTTCAACTTGACTCATAATTTACTTTTTTTATTATGCTCTAAAACTGCACGCGCTCCAATAACCATTAACAGATATAATCATTACAGCTTGCTTTGTAGGGATTGTAACATATTTATCACCAGCACTTGTACTTGCCTCTGTTAATGGTTGATAATCGCCAGCAAAGTCAGCTCCATTTGTTTGGTCGTAATTAAAAAATAATAACTCAGCGCCGGGCATTGTTGTAGGATTAGGCAACATTATTGAATTTGGAGTCAATCCACTTGATCCAACAGTGATGAAATAAATGCCACTTTTTGTAACATTATAGTCAAATGATGTCAAATTTATTTCAATTATTGGCTTTGTATTTAATTGTTCAGATGTTACTTTGACTGTTGCTCCGGTTTGTACTATTGGTATTAACTCTGTACCATCTAATGCATCACCGGCTGGCAATGCGCTAATCTTTACACTCATATATTTATTTTTTATTCAATTGTTAATGTGTCGTTACTTTCAGTCAATATGCATTCGTTGCTCTCAGTTATTATGCAATCACCATTTGGTGCTGGTATCTCTGTGTATGTTAATTGTATAACCTTCAACAGCTCCACTTTGCACACATCCCTATTGCTCGCGTTGTAGTCGACAATTTTATTAAGTCTATACAATACGCCATCTATATATATCAATTTTGAGAAATCGAGCTGTCTAATATCTTGCTCATTTAATCTGAATGTTGCAGTAAGTAATCGACTATCCTTATCAATCACCTCATACATATATGGCAACCAATACACGCTAAATTGATTGACAGATGGATCACCGCCGGTTATGTTGCTATAAAATAGCTCGTATGGTACCCCAAAGTTGAGATCATCAGCCGGAGTAATTGGATCATCAAAGTGTCCAGCATATGGGTACGATGTGAAATCCAATGATAATGGATTTGAAGTATCGCCGCTCAATGTCCATTCATCAACTCCACTGATGTACTTTGCCTGCAATATTCTTATGTTGCTATCAATTGGCTCATATACATTGGCGTTGTATTTGTATATGCCCGGATATACTTTATCATCGCCAACAATACTATAAATCGGAGTACCTGCAAATATTACCTCAAATGATTTGCTCTCATTGCTGAACTCAAATAATGTGTCATATATGTAGCTACCATAGCTGAGATTGTATCTTTTATTGTATGTTTCGTTAAAATAGTCGCCATCCGCTTTGTACTTAAAATTGTAGTATCTCGCGTTAATTTCACTCATTGGCTTAATTACCATCGGCTTACTACGATCTAATTTATATGTCCAATCGAGTGCCTCATTTGGATCGATGCCGTAATATTCAATAAATGGCTTTACAATCAAAAAATTATCCCTATCCCTATCCTCATACAAATACAGGTTAAACATTTTCATCACTGATGTGATAAAATCTTTTTGCAGGATGTTTTTAGGTAGGCATTCGTTAATCTTTATATCCTCATTTAAATTTATTGGTACATCCTGAGGTACAGTGCTCTCGATATAAATTTGGTTGTATGGGCTGCCAAATACTGGAGGTTTGCTGAGTATTACTTGCCATTGATTACCGAGCTCTGCCTCACCAACAATGTTAACCGATATTTGATCACCCGGTGAAAGTGTGATATTTGGAGCCGACAACAAAACATTAAATGATCCAGATGCCTGATTTTCGCCAAATGTTTGAGTGAGTATCGGCGTACCATTAACCCTCAATTCAAGACTAAAAAAATAACCCTCAACCAATGCTTTTGTAAATGTGCCGGCTGCCCTAAATGTTAAACTGCCAATTAAATTTGCACCGCCTGACCATGTAAATAAAGTATTGAGCCCTGATGCAGTGAATGATCCGAGCGCCACTTTATTTGCGTATGCAATAGCTTGCTCATAAGTTGTTATTCCACCCACAACAGCGCCACTATTTAAAGTCTGTTTGTTAGCTCTCACATCCAGTGCAACCCTGCTATTGCGTGACAATGTTTTTCGGTTGTATGGTACAATCATCCGCTTAAGTCTGTCAGTATCCAACAAAGCAAAGTCGTAAGCATAACCAGCTGCATCAAATATTTTCTCGATGTACTCTTTGACAAATAGTGCAGGGCGAAAATTTTTGTAATACCATACACCGTAACCGCTGGCAATCATTGGGTAATAATACCCACTACCGCCATTGGCGTTTAACCATGAGTCAGATATATTCGCTCCGCTATAAATATGGTCATAATCTGAGAAATCCAAATCCTCAAGTCTTGACGCCCCCAGCGCACTGATAAACGATCCAAGCTCGCCAAATACAGCGCATTCGTACTCAATATGATTGCGATCAATGACTATCTGCAATATTTTGATAATTCCTTTAAATACCTGTAAATTGCCTTGAAACATTATGCATCTGGCAGACTTAGCAATGTTGTAATTATAGTTGACATTTGGCAGGTCATCATTGGTAACCGTTCCACTGGATAGCTCAAATATGTTACCAAATACTACATTGTTTTTTGCTGTGCCGGGTACAATTATAGTTTTGCTAAATGATGTATTGCGGCTGCTAAAATCTTTAATGTCATCAATGCAGAATGTCATTAATGCATCAATCTCATTGGATATATCAACCGGCTGATTTTCGACATATAACTCTGTTATCATCTGTATTGTACATTTTTGATGTCGCCATATTCACCGGCTAATTTTAAATTGAAATGCCTATCGCTTGATCTTTGCTTGTACTCAAATGATTGGTCAGTAATTGTGAATGGTACCAAATACCCATTCTCCTCAATGTACACTTGTGGGCTCTTTACAAGCTCACTCAACCACGATAATTGTGCCTCAGTTAACCAATCACTATTGAGCTCCAAACGCTCTTTAAAGTTGCCGTAATAGGTTACTTTGTCATCGTTCATAATAGCACCGCTATTGTAAGACATCACCCCATTGCTGGCAATTGTGTACTTTAATTTGGTAAAGTCTTTTTTTATAATGTCAATAGCGCGCTTTGATACTTTGTTGAATGAGTATGACTCATATCCGCCGAGTCTATTTAAAAAATGCAAATTGTATTGAGTGTATCGCGGTTCGCAAACTAAATCAAATCTGTATGTTATGGGTGCCCATCCCGGAGGAGGATCGGCTGCAACCATAGTGACTGTATAATATGCTACATTGGTAAAATTGAAACCAAAATAATCATTTAATACATACGGTGAAACATTAAAAATACACATCGTATCTGTTGCCACACTACCTGATACATCGTTGTTATCAATTGTGCTGCCTGATGCATTAAATGTTTCAACAAACATAGTCACTGCGCTACCGCTTGAAAAGTATGGCATAAATACAACCTTTGATGTATTTAATACATTTGTGCGCAATGGTCGACTCGTAGCAAACTGATCTAAATAAACGCTTAAATTTTCCAATACTGAACCAACCAATCGACCAGTATAATAATTGAAAAAATTAGTCGCTGTTGATAGTAATTGATTTGTGTAAAGCGTTGGAGTGACTCCATACTCAAACCCAAATTTTACCTGAACATTTGCCAAATGATTATCAAATACATCTGGCTGTAAATTGTAAATGTCTATATTGGTAAAATTGCTGTTTACATAATTGCGAACAATATTGCCTACATTAAAAACACCAAAATGATTGACCGGATCAGGTACAATCTTTAATCGGCTAACCATATCCCCAGCAACATACACATCAGCCACATATTTAAAATTTGGGTATGTTGTCGGCGCGTTTGATTTGGTTGTCTCATGTACTACATATACCAAATCGCCATGCGCAGATGAGTATTGTACTGGCTCATATTTTAATAAGTAACTCATAAGCTATTTATAATATCTATTTTTAATGCCTCGCCAAATTCAACCTCAGCTGTTTTTGTTGCTGTCGCGGCTGCATCTGTCCAGAAGTTTGTTTTTTTCAATCCATGCTTTCTAATCATTCCAGCAATGACAATTGCTTGCGATGTTGATGTGTCTGTAATTTTCTGCCTGCGACTTTCACGCGGACTGATGGCATGACTTGCAGATTTGCGACTAAGTGTCTTTGATGCGAGCCCTTCTTTGATTAACCATTTGCGAATGGCTGTCACCATATCACTATTCTTTTTGCCGCTGCCGCCTTTCTGTGGTTGCTTGAATGCATATGGGCTGTCTGATGGATTGCCTGACTGCCAACCTTTGACACCTTTGTCAATAAACTTGTAGTAATCAAGTACAGATATTTCAATCTGCATTGTCTTGCCAAATACCTGTATCTCAGATGGCTTTATTGAGTCAAGCAATGCGCCGGATGATATACGATCAACATTATTAAGATTGTCAGTTGCCGATGCAATAAATGCCTCAGCTACATTGTACAAAGCTGTCTCCAGTGCTTGCCCTTCAAATTCCTTATATTGGTCAGGTACATCACTCATCAAGTCAATCAATCTATTATTGATGACCTGTTGTTGTCTTTTAGTGATGGATGATGTTGCCAATCTGTCTTTTATTTAATTCGTATTCGTAATTATTCAATTCCTTTAAATATGCCAAATCATTGAATGCCTGCCGTACTGGTAAATTGAATGCTGCATCCAATGAGATATTCTCAAAGTCCGCCACTTTCTTTGCTGAGTAAATCCAACCATACCGGTCATTGAACTTGTTTTGCTCAGGTATCAACTCCTCATCAACCTCCTCATCAATACCGAGCAATCCTTTGTACTCATTATTAAACTCGTTAATCACCTTTACCACTTCTGCCACACTCCACAAAATCGGCAAAATTGGGAGCTGTAAAATATCCGCCGCCCTTTGATGATGGCTGATATCCTCATTCTCACACATTGATGCCGCAACTAAATGTAAGCTATCGATTTGCCCCTGTTTCATAAAGTGCTGTATTTCGATATACTGCGAAAACCGCATCTTTTGAATATCATAGTTAAACCGATACTTTGATATCTTATCAACCGGCTTGCCGACTTTTGACAGTGCTTTAAACCGATTTTGTAAGCTATTAACCAACCTCACAAACCTAATCATCCCCAGTTTACTTGTTCCCAATTTGTCAAGCTGCTGCTCTGTCCTACCTGTTAACGCTGTCAATGTCATCAGCAACTTATCATCATCAGCCATGTCCGACTCATTAATATCATTGATGTACTGATACATCTCAACACTAATCTTCGACCATTTAGGTATCTTAAACATAAATATCATAAACCTTTATTTGTTTCTATATTATCGCATAATGACCTGAGCCCCTCGCACCATTCCTGTACTTATGCCATGCCAATGCCAGCGAACAAACGCAGTCATCATGCAACCCAACCGGTGCAGAATACTTCACCCCTGTACGCGTAAACTCAAACTCAAATTGCTCAAGCTCATCTTTGATGTGCCCCTCAGGGAATTGTACCAACCTCTGCTGTATTGCCAATGCTAACCCCTCCATGATCTGTTGTTTGCTATTGCTCGTAAACTTAAACAGCTCCACATCCCTATGCCGCGCGATATCCTCACCAATTGGATCACCAACACCAGTGGAGTCAATAGCTATCTGAGCCATCGGCAAATCGAGTATTGTGCGCGTTGTCTGCCTCCAATCTTTTTGAAATCTATCAAAGTGACAAACTGCTCCGTTTTTATCGAGCCCTATGATGCATGTCCAGTCACTCGACTTTGCCAAATCGACACCAAAGCAAACCGCAGGCAATGTGCTGATGGAATATGTGCATTGGTTAATGTACCCCAATCCAAATGGATTGCTACCATCCTCAGCGGCCTCAGCTAAATACAGCTCTTTAAATACTGCCTCCGGCAAATCTCTTTTTGCCTGTTCTATCTCATCCAATGTCAACAGCCCCTCAGCCGCCGCATCATAAGCTGTGATCTTAAAGTGCTCAAAGTTGGGCTCGCCTGACTTTGCCCTTTGTGCCATCCTATACCCCCAATTCTTTTTGCCCTTCACATTCCCAATGAACTTGCACCATCCATTTGTCGCAGTAAGTGTCGACCTCAATGCATACCATGACTCCTCACGCGCTCTCGTAAACTCATCAAATACTGCCGCATATACATCATCACCATAAAGGTTGTCAGGTTTCTCAGCTGACTTGAACTGAATATGTGATCCTGTTGGCAGTGTCAATTTGAGCTTTGTTTCATTTGCTTTAAAAAATTGCTTATCACTTACCTGTGCCCTCATCCTATTGAATGCTATCTCTGCCTGACTGTACACTGGTGCCACCCACCAAACAGATTGATTTTCTTTAAGTTTCAAAGCTTGCTCAAATAGCCAAATTATATGGCTTGCAGTCTTGCCGACCTTAGTCGATGCCTCAGTAACTGTGAACCTCGCATTGCTGTCTAAGATGGCACGCTGATAGTTGTAAATAAATGGCCGTTGGTATTGTATTTGTTTACTCATATTTCTTGTAAATCTTTGCCCATGCCGTTGGGATCAATGGGCTTTCAATCAACTCATATCCTTTCGACTTGAATAAGCTCACCCAATCATCCTGCGACTTAATGTTGATATGTCCCCATAAATCATCATATATGGTTACCTCTGATGTGGAGGAGTGATAAATGTACTTTGGTGATATGGTGTTAAATAGGTTGTCAATCTGCTCATCAGTCATGTGCTCGCTTACCTCAATCCAAAACAGACAATCGGTTGTCACTGGCTTATTGATAATAGTTAAATGCGGATATTTTTCTTTAATGTAATCGCGATGCGCTTTAAAATTCTCATATATCTTTACATCATATCCGAGCTGATGCATTGCATTGGAATAAACTCCAGTGCCGGCACCATAATCGAGCACCGATTTGATGTCGGTAAATTCTACCAGCTGATTTGCTGTTGCCTCGCATAAGCTGACAAATGCCGGATTGTCGGCAGATATACCCATCGATAGCTCAGCCGCTAGAAATTCTTTATCCGTTATTTGCTCATTTGCTTTGTCCGATAACTGTTGAACCAGTTGTTGATTGAGTGTCATATTATTTTAAATTTAAAGTGACCTGATATTGGCTTATCTGGTGATCAATTTTATCCGGTGCATAAGCCCCCCTCAGCTTTAATAATTCCCTGATGGCGGCTGTCATTTCGGATGGTGAAGGTTTGCGCTGGTGATCAATCAAACCATCCGGCGTTAGTGTCGTTTCAACTACCTCAATATCACCCATCGCAATGCGGCATAATTGCTCCTCCAATTCTAATGTGGTTTTTAGCCCTTTCTTGACACTTTCAATGGTTTCGAGTGTCATAGTACTACTGATAGTATTTTCTCGAATTTTGGTGCGTTTCTGTACTTCTGCGAATGCTTTTGACTTTAGTCGATAGAATGTTGATTTGGTAAGTTTCAAATCATTCCAAATATCCTCATCCTTTAGCTTTGGATTTATTTGTTGCTTTTCGAGCTGGTCGGCTACCATCAATATCCTCAGATCGAAGTTTGTTTTGCCCATCTTGTTCAAGTTTTAAATCGTATTGAGTATATGCATAAGTAATCATTGCAGCAATATCAGCTGAGCAATGCAGGCAACACAAGTAACCCGAATTGAACTCCTCACGAATTACATCCAATAATTGCTGTCGCGTTTCATTGGTTAGATTTTGAATGAACCCGGCACGAGTCAAAGTGATGTAGTGCCCCCGATTATTATCTAAAAATACCCTGTTGTTTTCCTTCATATATATCAAATCTTTGTTGATTAATCTTTTTAAAATCATATACTTTGCTGCAATATTCCTGTAAGTTTTTGCCGTATATATCACGAGTGATTTCAATATCTGTCATCAATTTCACTCCATTGTACCAATCTGATTGTTTTCTGACATAGTACACGCAATCCTCAGGGAAATCGAGATATGGATCAACATGACTGACAATCACTGGTACCCCTGCCGCTGCTGCCTCCAATATCTTGAGATTGGATTTGTATTTGTTAAACCTATTCTCAATCAATGGTATTAAACAAATGTCTGCATGATTGTACACCTGATAATATTCAAAGCATGACATTGAATTGAATATCTGACTATTGATTTTCAGCCCACATGTAAATGATGAAAGCATCTGATCACAATCATCCATTTGCGCAACATATCCAGCAAATACAGTCTGTAGCTTTTTTACGAGATGACTATCTGAATAGATTTTTTTCATGGGATTGCGCAGGATATTCATGTCATGCATGTGAGTAATTGAGCCCTGCCACATTAACCGAGTAACATCAGACTCAACCTTTTCAACTTTAAACTGCTCAAATCCAGATGGTATAGCATTTGGTAGTATGTACACATTTTTATTGTAACTGCTAATTTGCTCAGCTAACCGCCAATGTGTACAGGTAACGATATCAGCTTTGATCATGTTATCAATGATAATGTTGCTGATTTTGTTATGCTCCCAGTAGGGATATAAAATATGATCAGCATCCAACAGCCACAAATCATCAATGTCAATAACCACTTTAAATCCATATTTGTCTCGCCATGCAAATATCTCATCCGATGAATTGTAAAATGCGAAACGATTTAACACCAACAAATCACATCCCTTTTCGATTTGCTCCTCAGTAAGCTTATTGGTGATGTGTATATCAACAGGTAAATTCATCAGTGGAGTGTATACCCGATGATAACATGATCCTGATGTTTGGTTAACTATACCTATTATTCTCATAGCTTACGAATTAAACCATCTAACAATATCTGCAATACCATTGCAACAGCCATCATTGGGATAACCTCCCATTTAAACCCAACCAGTGCAAGTGTTAACCATCCACTCAGACAAGTTGTACAATTTAACGGCTTAAAATTTAGCACCTGATTGAATCTATAAGGTGCCAATAAAACATTTACCCAAATGTATGCTAAGCATACAGCGTAGATTATTTCCATATTTTTTGCTTTATTATTTCCTTTGCTTTTTTGATTGCATTATACACCGATTTAACCGGTATATTTGTGACCTCACTCACTTTGCGATATGATCCATGTATTGAGTACAGGTTAAGCAGCTCAGCATTGTACCAGTACACATTTTTAATCTCAGTCGAACAACTGTCAAGTAAATCATGATAATTACTTGACTCACTCTCAATGTCTGGAATGGTATCAACATCACTATGCTTTGATAACTGGTGAAGTGTAAGGAATCCTGAACGATTACTAAATACGCTATTGGATATTATTTTTACCACAAAGTATCTCAGCTGTTTTTTGTTGTGTAAATCAATGATAAATTGATCAGACTTTTCAAGCAATACCGCAAATGCATATTGTTTCAAATCATCTTGCAACTCTACTGGTCGAATTTTAGATATCAACTCGTTGACTTCTTTTGATTGGTAGAGCTCAGAGATGATATCGTTTTTCATCAATATCAAATCTCGATAATATTTTTGAGATTTCCATTGTTTTCATCACTTATTTTTTCACCTATTTTAATTGCTTGCAAAATATCATCTGCAACAATAGCAACCTCAATTGTCAAAATATATGTACTCATAAATGTCCGGTTTTCTATTTATTCTTTCAAGTGCTTGTTTTCTTTTAAAATCATTATCAATGCAAAAATCCTCAATTGTTTCCCAAATATCACCAGTTTTACGATTTTTTACACCTTTTATATTTTTGTGATATATGAATATTAACTCACCATTACAAAATAGTTTGTGAACTCCTTTGTTACTAATCATTTCTTTCATCAAAATTATTGCCTCTTTTGGCTCAACTGATGTTGAAACAAATCTGTATTGTTGTTGGTGTTGTGAACTTTTTAAATGATATCGGTAAATTGGCTTACCGAACCATTTCGGATTGATTATATCGATTTTTGCCATTTTCTTACTTCTTTATTATTATTATATTTATTTACTTTAGATAAAAAAAGATAAATAATCGATACTATCGATACGGAATTAAATTTATCTATTGATTATCAACGCATTATAACCGACCGATTTTAAAATAAATCGGTTTTTACATCACCTAAATCGATACTATCGGTCTGCATTGGTTCCCACACATCAGCTTTTTTCCCAATCTTAAATTCCTTAATGCCATTATTTTGATGATTTTTCCTATCGATGAAATCGATTTCAATAATCTTACAACCGATTTCCAAACCCTTTTTAAATCGTTTTAGTGAATATTCTTTTTTGTCAAGCTCAAACCTTTGCATGTAATTTTTCCATTCATCAGTCATCAATTTCCACTCACCCTGTTGCTCAATTAGGTCATTTAAGTACTCCAAAAAGTCCTCACCGAATTGCTGTTTGATTTGTTTTTTGCGAAGTTTGTCACTGTTATTTACCGACTTTACACCTTTGTTTAGGTACAATTTAACGCAGTAAAACATCAGATTGTAAAACTTTTGCCACTCATCGTTATCCCACTCATCAAATAATTTATGCCCAAAGTGATCCAGTGGTGTGCGCTGACTGGAGAAATATGGAGCGAACTCCAATACTCTCTGCCTGCGCTTTGCATGCTCTGCGTTATTTGCTATGGAGTAATTTGTTGTAAATGCAATCTTTGGACTCTCAGCATAGGTTAAGAATAGCTCATCTTTATTTTTCTTCTCGATGGTCATACCCTCAGTAATTGTCGGATAGTACTTTTCAAAGTCCACATTTTTTGGGCAGTCCTCAATCACAACGAGTTTTGTGCCCAATGATACGCGTTGAAACGCAAATGTCTTATCCGGCTTAAAGTTTTTGCCATCTATGCGCACCGTTGGTATTAGCTTACTAATTGCCTGAAAAAATATGCCTTTACCTGTACCGCCTCCCTTTGCCTCATCATCAGTCTCCTCAGCGAGTATTGGAGCGAATGGCTTTGATGGATCCTTATAAGAATGCAGGATGTAACCTATCAAAGTCATTGCATACTCAATACGCTCAGGATCATCACCATTAGTGAGCTTTATAAACTCATAATACTTTGCCATTGATGGCTCAAACTCATCATTGATGTACACATCAAAATCAATTATCTGTGAGCTCCATATTGCCTCATTAATGCTGCCATATTTGATAAGTGATATGTTACCCTTATTGATGACACAAATGCCATTATTAAACGGAAAATAGCATGTGTCGGATTTATCTCGTAGTATCTTAATATCTGACCGCTCGATGTACTCAAAGAATGCATCGTTAAAAATGCTATTAGTCTGCCTGATGATTGCCTCCATGACATCATAATGACCGGCATCAATGAGCTTTGTTTTAATGTACTTTTTTAAATCCTCAGCAAATACCTCACTTACTTTTTTATTGTCAATATGTATAAGTCGGTACACGCCTGACTTATTATCGTGAAAATACAATTGATAATGGTTTTGATATAACCATTGTTGAAGGTTATATTTTTGCAGTTGTACAGCTCCTGATTTGCTATAAGTCCAAAACCATCCTGAGTCATTTTTCTCGCCGTAAATGTCACCCAATTGCTTACTGGCTTTTTTCCAATCACCTTTGCACTCCAGCATTGTATATACTCCGAATGGATTGTATCCTTTTGTCTCAAAATCTGATGATGTTGTGTGTACATAAAAGATACGCGTATCAGTAAATAGTACCGCACTGGTTGCGCTGGTTGTGTTGCCCGGCCTTAAAAAATAAAGCTTGTTATCATGTTGACTGACTTGTTTCCACCCATGCTTTTCAAGTAATGCAACCACATCACCGCGCCTATTGTAATCATCCCATACTGTGAGCTTATCATTATTGTGCGGTATGGTCGGCTGCTTGATGGTATCAACTATTTCATTGAAACTGCGCGCAATGCTCAGAAGTGTGTCGCGCTCATCAATTGTGATGACTGGTATCTCATTTAATTGGATGGGCTTGTAGCCAATTGTTGGAGGAGCAATAACATAGCCGCCATCACCGCGTGTCTCAATCAAAACGCATTGCTTAACATTTGGATTGTCATTTATTTCATCATCATTTGCCGGCCTTTCTGCAAGCTTTTGATTGCCTTCGATGCACTCACATCGGTAGTAAATATGGTAACCCTTTGACTTTGTCTCGACAATTAGCAGCCGGCTCAACAGCTCACGATTTGCCTCCATTATTTTCTCCATGTAATGGTCGAAGTTGATGCCATATTTGCAATCCACATCAATGACCTCCAAGTTTCCTGATATCGCTCCGCAGATGATGGCAATGCCCTGCACTTTCGGATGTGCAAACATTGCCTCAAGTTGATGATCTGTCGGTATGTTTGTCTGGTATTGTTTCCATGATCCTATTGATCGTTTGGTGTTGTCAGTTGCTGTTACTGAGAGTCCTTTGCTTTTGTAGGTTTTCGCTGATTGAAGTAAGCTCATTTTTAAAATGTGTTAGGGATGATGTGATGATAACAGGGTGACCGTTATCGATTAGTTGTTTATGTCTATATTTTTGCAGCTCCGATACTTTTCCTGTTGCTGACTTGACCTCGATGAATAATGCTGTGCCGCGAATCAGTACCATAAGATCAGGGAACCCATTTTTGTTGCACTGGATGATTTTGACAACATAGAAACCGAGTCGCTCGATGTACTCAATTATCTGCCTTTGTATGACTGCCTCTCTCATTTAACAATTTTTCATTTTGTGGTATGAAGTCAGTGCCTCTGCCTCCTACCTTATTAATAAAGTCAACCTCAACTTTTGCGCTGTTGATGATCACCTGTGCGACATCAGCAATGGCCTTTGCTCTGTCTAAATCGAGCGGCTTATCTTCATCCATTAGGTTCTCAATAGTTGCAAAAAGATGGTTGCGTAAATCTTCAATTTTGTTTCTCATTGATTTGTTTTTTTAGTTTGCTTATTAATTTGATTGTGCTTTTTATTTCCTCCGGATATCTTTGAATTGTGTTGCGAATCATGTTCTCATGCACTGTTATCATCTCTAAATTTTGGATGTCAAAGTTAAGCTTGTTTTTGTCTTTAAATACAATTATGTAACCATCAGGTATCTTGCCGTTGTGTTTCTCCCAAACAACGCGATGTTTCAGCTGATAATTACCCTTTGATATTCTTACTTTGATATAGCCATCTTTAGTAACAACTTCATGGCCATCATACATATCATTGTGTGGGCTGCTACCTTTCTTAAACATGGTCGCTTTAACTTTCTCATAAAGTCCTGCCGGCATTTTTTGTCCTTTGTTTGCCGGTGTATGTCCATTTAGAAACCTGCTTTTTGCTCCATATATACGGAGCTTATCTGCCTCTATTTTTAAAATGGCCTCCATGTACTCAGGGCTCTTTTTTAAATTTTGATAATGTGCCCGGTTGTAAACTTGTGAAATTGTTAGCCCGATATTTTGTGCAATGTCTTTTGTTGACATGGTTGCATAATGCTGTGTGATATATGCTTTTTGTTGTTCTGGTGTCATAGTCGCTTTATTTTTAGGATGATTAATGCTGTCCATCTGTGACCGTTGCGATAGTACCGTTCCCAGTACCAAACATGATGTCGTGTGCGTTTGATTTTGTATTTGTACCAAGTACTAAAATTGAGCCAAATCATTTTTAAAGTATGAGAGTGTGTAATTTTTTTTGTTGCTGACTGTCTCGTATATTTTATCCTCAATGCCATCCTGAGCGAATATCCAATGTACATTGGCTGGATCTTTGCGATCCTTTGATTGCAGTCGAGCGCGCACCTGAAAATAAGTAACAGCTGAGAAATCAATGTTGTAACATATCAGGCAGTCCGCTTTGCTTAAATTTATGCCCTCACGGCCACTTATGAACTGCGACAAGTACACAACATTTGCATCAGTAGTGTTAAAATCCTCAGGGCTAAATGCTGTGCGGTAACCATGCATTTGTAGATATGCTTTGATAGCTGTCTCCTCATGTTTAAACTTATAAAATATTGCCATCTTTTTACCTTTAAAGTTATTGATGATATACAATATTTTCGACTCATCCAACAGCGCGCCTCCGACTTTTGCATTTGGTGATGCATCATAGATAACAGTGCCTGAGTATAATTGATGCAGCTTTTGCATTAACTTCACCTCAGTGTCTGCCTCGATGATATCACCATCCTTACCAGTTAGCACTCTTTTGATTTTCAGCTCACGACAAACTTTGTAGGTTTTATCACTCATCTTAACATGATGAATATGCTCTTGCACCAGTTGCTCAAATCCTGCCTCATCCTGAGTATAGCTAAGAAATAAGTCACCGCAAACCTCCATTATTTTATCCTGCAATGCATGACTGTAGTCATTTGTCTCGCGGTTAAAAAAATACTTTTTGCGGATGTCAATATATTTTTTTGCCCATTGATAAAAATTTACCTCCTCAAATGGTGAGTATGAGTTGATCCAAAATTGATGATATAGCTGCGAGTATGACTCCGGTGATGGTGTGCCGGATAGGTAAATGATAGGTTTATTTTTACAGAGCTTTTTTAGCAGCTTTGTGCGGCTTGCAGGTAATGGGAACTGACCGAGTGTATGCGCCTCATCGCAGATGATGATATCAAAATCCTCTTTGATTTTGTACAGTTGTTCGTAATTGCTCACAAATAAGCTATATTTGTAATCAGTTTGCTCAAAGTCACTCATGATGGATGAGATGGCTTTTTTCTTTGTCAAGAATAAAACGCGCTGAGCACCATAAAGATGGCATGTATGTAATGCTGTGATGGTCTTACCTGTGCGCACCTGCATTGATAAGTATGCGATGTAACGCTTTCTGAGCATATCTGTGGCTATGATGGCAATGTCTTGCTGGTATTGTCTAAGCTGCATTTGTGGCGATTTTATCGATGGCGATTGAGATACCTAAGTTAACCATATCAATGAGCAAATCATCAGTTTTCTCAATTTGTATTGTGATATAGTTGCAATCTTGATTGTATGTAATGACTTTAAAATTGATACCTGTTGTTTTTAGGTATCGAAAATATTTAACAGGGAATGTGTATTGCATTTGATTTGTTTTTGGTTGTTTAAAAATAGGCAGTGAGTGTGGTGAGCTGCTTTTCATTCACTCATTCTGGTACCAGTTGTGCCAGTCTTTTAATTAGATGAACCCTTTCACTGCCTGTGTTACTTAAAATGGTGCCTCGTTGCTGAATAACTGATTGACCATGTTTTCAAGGAATTCCATCATGTCAGAGTCATCCCATGTGTCTTTACCTTTTACCTTAATTTTTTTAAGATCAGGTAGTCCATTTCGGTTGTCTTTGGTAAATGCCCATTTGAGCGCGGTACCATTTTGACTCACAAAGATTGTGGCTTTCTTTTTGTCTCCGATAGTTTGCAGCTTTGGTGACAATGACACTGGCTTTGATAAGTCAACATTTGGCAAAGTCTTTAAGAATGCGGCTGCATATCCTGATGAGTAACCAAATGATAGGATAGCTGTTGAGTCATCATCCTGCAAAGTCACCTCCCAATTTTTGCCGTAGTCGGTTTCCTTTGTTGTGATGCTGGTAATGATACCCTCCCATCCTGAGTAAAATTCCTCGTGTACTGTGTTGCCCATTTTGTTAACTCGTTCAACTGAGGTTGCAGTTGGAGCAGATACGCGGCGGCAGATTTTGCCATCAGTGATGGTCAAAAATGTAAGTGCGGCAGATTTGTTAATGGCTCCCATAATTGTAAATGATAGTAAGATATCAGCTTTTAATAATTCTTTTTGTAGTAATCAGCTCCGTTGTGATAGTCCTGAGCAAAGCAATCACCTTCATCATAAGCTTTTATAATCTCTTGCTTGTGTATTTCTTTGGCTTGTTCGATTTTATCATATATTCTTTGTGACAAAGTAGTTCCACTATAATTTTCAAAGCATATAGTTATTTGTTCGTCTAACCATTCTATTGATGTCATAATTAAT